GATCGACTTGCACGAGGTCGCCTACGTCGCCAGTCGGAGCCGTGCCGCCGCCCGTCGCCGTCTTGGTGCCGCCCGTACCCGAGAACAGCGGGTTGCCCCACAACTGCCCGGAAGTGGTCGATACCGTGTAGGTGTCCGACGCCGTGTTGATGAGGTTGCTGCGCGGCACGAACATGCTCGAATACTTGGTATTGAACGCCTTACCCATCAGGCAAGCTGAGATGTTCAGGAAATGCACCGCGCCATCCAACCGGCCTGCCGTAGCGGCAAACTGAGTGCTGGTGGCATTGACGATGACAGAGGCGGCGTCGAACACAGAGAAACCGGGGTTCTTGCGCTCGAACTCCTTCGCCCAGGCATTCACATTGTTCTGATACGCGACCTTCGTCGCATCAACAAACGTGCGCGGCGTCTCGTTCTTCCAAATGACATAGACGCCTGCGTTCATGAAGGCACGGAAGATCACTTCCAGATTCCGGATGACGTAGGTGTCAGTCAGCAGGCTTCCGAATATGTCGTTCGTGCTGGCCGAAATGAACACAGCCCCACACTCGCGTGCGGCCTCTACAGCCACGTCGATCCGGGCAAGCATCAGGTCCGTGGTGTCGCCATTCACACCCAAGTTATTGACAATCTCGTACCGACGCCCGCCGAAGATGTTCGCGTGGTTGATGATGCCCTGCCCCACGTTCGCGGTATCGGTTGCCGTGGTGAGCCAATCGCGTTCGACCTGCGAATCCCCGAACAGCAGAAGACGCCCGTCGCGGCGCGGAGCACCAGCCGCCCCCACCACCGCAGCGGCGTATTCCATGTTCTGCGTATCCACCGGCTGCCAGCCATTCGGCCCGAGCGTTGAAGTAAATGCCACGGTATTTCCTCCGGTTTAAGCGGCTGCGGCGCGCTTGAACGCCGCATCCCCTGCTGATTGCGCCATCGCGGCCACTTGCTGCTGTTCTTGAGCGTCCTGCTGTGCCTGCGCCCTGTCCTCGCGCAGCGCGTCCCTGTCCTCGATTGCCCGGATGATCTTCGCGGGCGTGCCAAGGTCTGCCGCGATCTCGCGCAGCGCGGCATCGTGATCAACGTTGTCGAGCAGACTCATGTCGCCAGACGCCTGCACCATCGCGCCGGCCGTGGTGTAAAGCCGTTCGATTGCGGTCACGTCTTCGAGCTTCTGCGCGCGGGCCAGCGGGCCGATGTAGCGCACCGTGAAGCCACGGCCCTGCAGCGACTCAGGAGCCTGGCCCAGTACGCCGGCGCGGTACATCAGGCCGAAGCAGCGTTCGATGAGCGGCTGCAGGTACTCCGCCTGCAACCGGCCGTAGATCGGACCGAGCAACTGTCGGATGAGTCCCACGCGGACGTGAATCTCGGTCGCAGTCATTGCCGGCCCGTCCTGCGGCTGCAGTTGGTCGGCCATCATGATCTTGCGTATCTGCGCCTGGATCTGCTCGATCTTGCTGAACGTGACGTTGAAGTCGCTGCCAGACACCAGCGGCTTCATGCTGTCGACCGAGTTCGCAACGATGATCCGGCGCGGGCCGACCTTCACGGTGCGCGGGTTGAGCACGCCGTCGTCTTCGGCGATCCACATGCCGGCGATGGACAGGTCGAGCGCGGCCAATTCCATCCGGCAGATGGCGTTGATCTGGCGCATGGCCGGCAGCGCCTTGAACGCCTGCCCGAGCCCGTAGGGGCTGCCCGGAATGCGCGTCCAGCGAGGCACGATGGCCGGCATCTCGTGATAGCCGGACTCCTTCACCAGCCGCTTCTGGCCGACCTCGATGATGCGCGAGGAAACCGGCAGGTTCTTCGCCATGCGCGCACCCACGACCGATACCTTGCGCGGCTCGATGGCATGCACGAACAGAACCTTGTCGTGCGGCTTGTCCTGAGCGAGCTTCGCGGTCTTCTCGGACAGGTTGTCTGCGCCGTACTTCTCGACGGCCTGCATGGCCGACAGTTCGAACTGGCGATAGACGATATCCACCCGACCACCCGGCACGCTCGACGCGATGAAGCACTCACTCAGCGGCCAGCACTCGAACTTGAACCCGCCGCCCTGCGCTTCCTCGACGTACAGCACGAACCAACCGGCATCAACCGCGTCCTGAATCGCATCCAGGCTCTCGGCGTCGAAGTTGCTCGCGTGAATGTTCGTCCAGAGCAGGCGGGCGGCATTCGATAGCCAGCGCTTTGCCGGGTCTTCGGCGCCCGAGTCGGACGTGACTGCCCCGGTGTCCATCTCGAACCAGACACTTGACGCCGGGGTCATGCCGCTGACGATGTTCGAGGCCAGCAGTTCGGCCGCTTCAGTGCCCGTCGTGTCGATCAGGTCGGCCTGCTTCTTGTCGGCCTCCTGCGCGTCAGTGATCGAGTTCTCGAAGCCGTGCGAGCGCATCGGGTGCGTGTGCTCGTAGCACGACCGCCACACCGGTTCATGGCGCGAGCGGTCGGCCTTCATCTGTTCAAGCCGGCGGCAGACAGTGGCGGCGGCAGAGTTATCCATCCGGGTCAGCCCCCAAGTTGCGACTTGCCAGCGGCCTGGCGCAGCGCACTGACGCCAAGCGTCTCATCGACACCGGACGGGTTGCCCGTCGAGAGCGCAGACCGGCGACGCCCCTTGTTGCGGGCGATGAACGCTTGGTTCGCAGCCGATGCGGCTTCGTTCGCCGCCTTGTCGGCCGCTGCCTTCGGATCGACCTGAGTCACCTTCGGCGTACTGCCCATACCGAGCACACCGCCGGCCACGGCCTTGAAGATCTTTTTGAACTTGCCCATCAGCCAATCCTCCCGAACAGCACCGGCCCGCAGGGCTGCAATCCGAGCTTGGAAAACAGCCGCGTGTAGGCGTCGTTGATCTCTTCGCTGATGCCGGCCGTAGCGGTCGCGAACACATGCGAGGCGCCAGCAGCACGCGCCCACTCGATGGCGCCCTGTGCCAGACCGTAGGCCATGCCGATGCCGCGCGCCTCGGGCGTGACGTACAGCTTTTCGACGTAGGCGAACGGCTCGGCCATGAAGTCCTGCGTGAGTGTGGCGATCAGAATCGCGCCGGGATCGCCGATCAGCACCAGCACTTCCGGGTGATCGACGGCGAGCGACAGGTATTCGCGGGCATGCAGCGCGCTGAACTCGATGCCGTACAGCGTGATCTCGTCGGCGAACCGTCGAGCAATGTCGATAAGCGCCGGGATGTCGTCCTGCGTGGCGACTCGGATCGCGTCAGTCATCGGCGTCAGAAGCGGTTCAGGTTCGGCAGCGGGGAGGCGGTCGGCAGCACCCAGCCTTCGCTGGTCAGCACCGGCCGGCCGGACTTGTCGGCGCGTGCCTGTGCGTCCTCGACTTCGGCCGCGTCCTCGACGTGCCCGCCCTGCTCGGATGCATCGACGTGATCATCGACCGCTGCGGCGGCCTGGATCTGTTCGCCCGGAACCTGGACGGCTCGTGCCCTGTGCGGCTTGCTCATGCTCAACACCTCCGATGGTATGGATCGCATCATGTGCGTGGGTGATGGCCGGATTCCCGGCAATCTCGCTTCACGCGGTACGGCCGACAGTTCCCGGCCGGTCGCGTAGGACCAGAACGCGAGCAGCTTCTCGCCGTCCGCGTGCTTGGGTTCTGACCCGGCCATCCAGCCGGTGATCGTGCTGCGGGCGATGCCCAGCGAGTCGGCGAAAGCGCGCATCGAGTAGCCGGAGCGCCGCAGGTCGAGCAGCACCCGGACCCAATCGACGCGGGTATCGACGGGCCGCGAGCTCACTCACCGGCCCCCTGCTCGATCCTGACCGCGCACGAATACCCGCCACGCGCCGCCCCGGTGAACTTCGCCTGCCGATATCGCCATACGATGCGCTTGTCTCCGTCGTCGATCCCGAGCGCGTCGGCGATGCCGTCCCTGACGTGCTTGGCCGACCCGGCGAGGTTGTCGTCGTCCAGTTCTCGCGGGCCGATGCGGGTGATCGTGACGACGAGGCCACACCCGTTCGCCACGCGGGCCCACAACGGCGAGCGGCACAGCCTCGCAATAGTCTGCAGCCTGGCGAGTGAGCGCTGCTGCTTGGCCCTGCGTGCGTGTGCCATGTGATGCTCGCGGGAGTTGAGCAGGCTGACCAGCCTCACCGGGATCTCGATCTCCACAGCGCACTCACCCGCTCCCGCAGCCTCTCCGCGTCCGCCGTCGAGAGCATCGCGTACTGCTGCACCCGGACGTGCTTCGGCTGCATCGACAGCCACCGAACCCGGCATTCCTTGCAATCCGTCCTGAACCATCCGCTATCCCCTCCGTTTGCCGCTGCTCGAGCACAGCAGTCGCAGTCCGTTACCTGATCCATTCCAGCGTCGTCTTCTTCCGCACGGTCAGCACGCGGATGTTTTTCGAGCGCTTCGCCACCCGCTTGATCTGGACGGGACTCATCTCGCAGTCGCGAATGCAGTCGATCAGCGCTACCGGGCCGTGATGCACCTGCAGGTACTTGACCAGCGTGTTCAGCCGCTGCGTGTCTGTCGGCGGGTTCGCGGGCGGCGGAGCGCGGTATCGCTCAGGCGTTCCGGGCGGGATCGCCTCGCGCAGGTTCTGCAGGCCGAGTTGCCAGGGCGTCACGCCGCAGCCTCCCCGAAACGCGCGGGCGCGCGATGGTGTTGTGTGGCCATCAGAATCCGTCCCCCTGCGTGTAGCGCATGGATTCCTTGTCGAACCACAGCGCGACCTTTCCCTCCCACTCGCCATTGCGCTGCTTGTCGCAGATCAGCAGTGCGTCCGGTTCGGCTCTGCGGTCGCCGTTTCCTTCCGTCAGGCTCGATTCCTTCGGCTTGTTCCGCCACACGGTCAGCACGTTGTCGACCTGGTCGGTGATCGCGCCGGAGCCCTTCACGTCCATCTTTCCGGGCGGAGTCATCTCGTCCTTCTGCTTCTTCGAGTGGGCCACCAGGTGGATGTGCATGCCGGTGTCGCGCGCGATGGTGCAGATCGCATCCACGAACAGCTTCTGCGCGGTGTAATCGTCCTCGACGATCCCGCACTTCATCAGGCTGTCCAGCACGAAATGCTTGATGCCCTTCTCCTGCGCGCAGTACCGCATGACCGCCAGCATCCGCTCCGCATTGACCGTACCCTGCTGGTCGTACAGCCACAGATGCGATTTCGTGGCGTCGTGGAATTCCCGGATGATCTCGACGTCGGGCTTGCGATCCTTCGTCCATTGCCGGCAGATGCGCGCCAGCGTGACCATCGGCTTCATTTCCATCGAAGCGATGCACACCTTCTGCCCCTGCTCGACGAAGCCCATGCACGTCTGCCCGAGAGCCAGGCTCTTGCCGTGGCCGTTCATGCCTGACCACAGCGTGACCTCGTGCTCACGGAATCGCAGCAGGTTGTGAGTCTTCGCCCAGGGCGTGACCACGCCGCGCAGGGCCGTGTCGCCGTGGAAGTAGTCGATCACCTCATCGACGTATGCGCCGGCCGAGATCACGCGGTGCGCGGCTTCAGTGCTCGCCATGTAGGCGGAGAAATCGATGTCATCGCGGATGATGTTCGCCATCACGCGGCCTCCGGGTAGGGTTTGACTTGTTCGCCCTTCCGCCAAGAAAGGCCGAACTCCTTGGTGCTCTGGTTGGCCCACTCCGCCACCAGCAGGATCACGTCACTGGCGTAGTCCTGCAGCCGCAGGAACAGCCGGTTCTCGCGCTCTCCGAAACGATCCGCGCAGACGATCACGTCCATGCCGACAAGCGGACGCAGATCAAGCGTTTCGATGTTGTCCGACGACCGGATCACGCCTTCGGTGTCGGTGTAGCGCGTGACGTAGCGCGCCTGGCCCTCGCTGTCGGTGACCGTGAGCAGGATCTGCTCGGCGGGCCGACGTCCGCGCTTGCGCATGTCCAGCAGCGACGCCAGTCCGTGGATTTCGCTCATACCACCCCCGCGAACGTAGGGTGATTCGGCGCTGAAGCCACAGGCTCATCCTCCCACCGACGCTGCGACAACCACGTCGATGGATGCGGGATGAACTGCCCGCCGTCCTTCTGCCATTGCTCTGTTCCCCGAGCCCGTTCTATGGCTTTCAAGACCGCTTGCAGGTCAATGCCCTTTGCCTTCCTCCACTGCTTCTCTGCTTCTCCCTTTCCGACCTTGCGCGGGTAGGCTTCCCAAAACTCCACGAACCCGTCACGCGACGCGTGTGTACATTCCTTCCTTTCCTTCCCTTCCTCCCTGTGCGTCACTGACGCGTGACGACGCGTGCCTGACGCGTGCGGATCGGGGAGGTTTGAAGCGGTTTCTCTCGGGTTGATGTGCTGGTGATCGAGGAAAGCCGGGATGTATGCGAGACCATCGCCGTACATGACGATGAGTTTTGCGGACAGGATTTCATCGCACAGCGCAGCGATGTCGACCTGGTCGGCCGGCAGGTAGCGCATCTTGAATGTCTTCGGAAGCCACTTCATGCGGCCTTCGCGGTCTGCCTCGCACCACAGCGCGATGTAGAGCAGGCGAGCAAATGGCGACAGCGAGACGATGTCTTCCGACGTGAAAAACTCGGGCTTGATTGTCCGGATACGTGCCATTTAAACGCGCACCTCATCGGCAATCCGCCTCATGGCCTGCTGGTATTCCTCGTGCGTCGCGGCCGGATTGGCGGCGATCCACGAGGCCTTTTCGCGCTCGTACATGCGGTCCCGCGCGTCCTGAAGGTGGCGGTACTCGCACGGCTTGTGCATGGCCTTGGCTGTCATTTCTTGACCCTCAGAACACGCACCGGATGCCCATGCGTCCTGACCGACCGAGCCGGGCGATACTCACCGGTCGGCTCATACAGCCCCATGCGCTGCCCCATGCCTGCAAGCGATCCCCACACCTGGTGCACATGCGGCCGGCGCAGGCCACGGCTCAAGGCAAAGGCCCGGTAGTCCTCGAACGCGAACTCCATGCCCCGGTGCTGCTGGCAGAACTTCTCCAGCAGGACGAGTGCGGCCGTCATCCAGTGCGGCGCCTCGTTGGCAATGGCGCGATCCTGGCCGGCGCGCTTGCGCTCCATGCCGCGCGCGCTGATGCGGGTCGGCGTGCGGGCGAAGATGTCGAGTTGGGCGTTCATGTGGCCTCCGATTCAAGGTAGAGGCCGATTTGCACCGGCGCAGCCGGCGTGTCGTGCGGGAATAGCGCGCCTTGTGCTTGTGCTCGGCTGATGCGCTCGCAGGCGATATCGAAATACTTGCGCTCGCGCTCGATGCCGGTGAATGCACGGCCAAGCTGCGCGCATGCAACACCTGTTGTGCCGCTGCCCATGAAGGGGTCGAGCACTCGTGACGGGTTCCCTGCTTGCTCAAGCGTCCAGAGCATCAGGGCCAAAGGCTTCTGTGTTGGGTGACCAAACTCGACGCGGCCAACTAATCCACGGAACCGCTTTGCTGGACGGTCGAGGTTTTTCCATGCCAATTCGACGTCAGCCATTGTTGGAACTGCGTTCGCCTTGTCCCACACCAGCCAACCACGCGAGGCCGGCA